ATGATTTTTCGTACTATCATGACCTATATCAGTCGAATCTTTAAAACACTTTTTTATATTGTGACACATCCCATTTCCTTGTATTCCATTTCATTTTACTTTCATTTCTATTTATTCCACAAAACCAATGATTACGGTAATGAGGCACTTACAATCATGGATTAGAATAACCTTTCTTTTACTCTCTTGGATGTTAACTTGTGTACATAGGTGCGTACACAGAAAAGAGAAAGAAAGATGATAAGTGACACTAAGTTGAGGAAATCACTGGCTAAAAGGCGAGAATCCATAGAGATACTATCCGACTCGAATGGATTAAATGTACGCATAAGCGCGACTGGGAAGATAACTTTTTTCTATCGATATAGATGGAAAGGAAGGGAAGTTCAACTATCAATTGGTGAATACCCATCAATGACGATCGCGCAAGCGAGAGAACGCAGGCACATTCTCAGAGGGTGGTTAAATGACGGGTCAGATCCTCGCGAGATGATTCAATTAGAAAGAAGAAACAGCGACCAAGCCATGACTGTCAATGATGCGTTTAATTATTGGATAGAAAAACATTGCATCCCGCGCAACATAAAAAAAATAGATTACTATCGCGTTGTATACGCAAAACACATTTCCCCGGATTTTGGTGATATCAGACTGTGCAAAACGACGAGACGTAACTGGTTAGATATTCTTGACAAAATAGATAGCCCTGTAATGGCTAATTACATGACGGCATTATGCAAACGTGCGTTTTCATTCTGCCTTAATAGGGGGGTGATAGATGTAAATCCAATAGCTGACCTGCGCCCAAGCAATGTCGGAACGACGCCAAAAAAAGGCGATAGGCAGTTAACCCCTGATGAACTAAAAATGATATGGAAATGGCTTAATGAACACCAGACCGATGAAGCGAAATTCCTGATCAAATTTGTCATGCTCACTGGGTGCCGAACCGCTGAAATACGCTTGGCTAAATGGGAATGGTTTAACTTCGATGATAACACATGGACCGTTCCTTCAGATGAATACAAAACAGGAAGCAAGGTAAGGCGGGCGCTGACAGAAGAAGTGAGGAAGTTGCTGCTTGAAAGGAAGGAGAGGGTTAGTACATCCCATGTTCTTACTTCTTCCCGCATGAGGAATTACAAGGGAGAGCAGGATAGACCAATAAACCCTAGCGTTGCATCAAACTATGCGAAATTTATTAGTGTAGGAACAGGAATTACTGATTGGGGTATTCACGATTTTCGCAGAACTATAGCGACGAAATTGTCAGAAATGGGTTGTCCTCCGCATGTCATCGAAAAGATTCTCGGTCATAAAATGACGGGGGTAATGGCGCATTACAACCTTCATGATTACATGGATGATCAGCGCCATTGGTTGAAAGTCTGGGAGGAATATATCATGCGGATTGTTGGCTAGTTACGTTCCGTTCTTCCCACAACAAAACATCACTTTCCCTCCACCGGTTAGGGTTACCTGGTATTGCTGGTGCTGGGAATGGCTCTTTGAAGAGCTTGGGCATTTTCTTGCTGTCGCGCCATTTCCATAATGTTTTGGGTGTTATGTTGTAGCGATTCAGTACATCGCTAGTGTAGATGATGTTATTTTCCATATTTCCTCACTTAGCTTCAGCATCAACAACGCGCACGAAATAGCTCAGCCAACGTTTTGCGCTGAACGTGCCAGGCGGTAGGGCGGTTATGCGTTTTGCGTGGTGGTCGAGAATGCGTGTTGTTATTGCGTCATGTTCTGAGATGGGGTGACATTTCTTAGCGCGCTTAATTTCTGCGCGACAATCCTTTGCAACGCATCTAATGGCGTTCTCTATTTGTACGTTCATATGACTGATATCATCGTGAATAGCGACCACAAAAAAGCCGCTACAAGAGCGGCTGTGGCTAGCTTTGCTGTTAGCGTTGTTCGCTTCATGATTTGGCCTTGGCCTTGGCCTTGGCCTTGGCTATGGCTGCTTTGGCTATCTTCTGGTGGTACTCAGGAAGCAGTTGCGCAGATAAAATCCCTTCCAGCGCCTCAAGCAAATCAGGGGCGGCGGCTATCATCGCCTTGTTGCTGGCGTTGAAACTATGTGAATTCCCACCAATAATGTATTTATCACTGCAAAGAACTCCGTTTTCCCATTCCCACGGGCCCCTCGTGTATTCACTCATCCTCATCTCCTTAATTCAGGCGTAAAAAACCGCTCGTGGCGGCATGGTTGTTCTTCTGGGTATTTAGGCATCCCGCACCTCAACATCAATACCTGTTATTACATCGTCATTGATCGATATGATTAGCACATCATTTTCTGTGAACGGTGAAAGCGGCTCGCTTTCCGGCTGGAGGTGTAGCCTGACTCCGCCGTTATAGGTGACGTATCTCACCCTATACCACTCGTCGAAAACTTGGATAACATCACCTGGTGCAACTTCACTTGGGCGTTTCTTGTTGAGATATCGTACTGCCATCTACTCCCCCTTATGCTGCGGAGCGGCGGCGAGCATATTCCCGTACTTCTCAATCATAAAATCAAATGAACCAGTCATGCCGAGCAAAATAAGCATCGCCTCAGTTGGTTCAATTGGAACAAGCGCCCAGCCATCCGGCACCGTGTAAGGCTGGCTGGATAGCGGACGAGAGTAGAGCGGGACATTCGGAAATCCTTTGCTGTTCCACTCGTCTGCTACAGTCTTTGATAGCGTGACTACATATGCATTTGGCCCATTGCGCATACAACGCCAAGCCACAGGTTCTTGCTTGCGCAGCTCTGCTAGTTGTGATTCTGCTGCGAGAAGGCGCGACACCAATTCCTCGGCCTCGTGCGCTGGCATCATAACGTTGTGATCATCGCCATAGGTTTTGCGCCATGACGCTATTTTATTCAGACGTTCATTAGTCAAAGTATTCATGTTATTTAGTCCTCAACCAGCAACACTTTCAACAGGATTTGGAAACTCCAATACCTCAGAAAAACCAGCGCCAGCGGCATAAACGCAATAACTCCAGTCGGAGTGCGAGTTATCCATGATGTTGGAAATCTCATCTTGATAATTGGCATCAAACAGAAATACGGTGCCATCTCCGATGGTATAAAATCCAATGCGGGTAGACGGGCATTTAGCAAGCAGGGCGTTTACTTTCTTCACCCATGCTTTTTCTTCTTTTGTCAATTCACTCACACCCCACCTCCGCGCAGTTTGTTGGCGTACACTTTTGCGCATTCCATCAATTCAGGTTCCAGATACTGACTTTCTTCTGCGTAGAACTTCGCAAACCCATCAACCGCCTTTGCCCCGATTTCAGCAATTGCCTCTACCAAATCACGCGGAGAAACATCATCCGCATCAGCCTTAAATCCGAGAGCCTCACGAACATAGCGTGATTCATTCATTCTCTGGTCTGCTTCACCTGCTGACATGTATCATCAGCCAGCTCAAACGCAGCCCCACAGGCATTTAGCAGCATTCCAATAACGCGCCGGTGCTCTGCCGTTACCCCACTATCCTGCACTACAGGCAGGGGTGGGGCGGTGAATAGTGGCGTGCATGTGATTCCATGTTCGTTAATATCCGCATCAGAAATATACTTTGACGCAGGAGAATAACTCAGGTAACCAGCTTTACCGCTTTCTCGCTCGTACTTGTCTTGCACGATGTATGCCACAGGCTCTTTCGCCGCCTCTCGGCGCTGTAGTAGTTCCGCAACCATGCGCCGAGAGGCAATAGATATTTGGCCTACGGTTCCGTTATTTCCTGCTACAATTTCTTCCGGCCTTTCTTTGCTCAATAAATCAGTCATGGTGTTCACCATTTTCAACCATATGCGCTAAACAGTTAGGACAAACCCAGCCGACTCCGCGCAGCCGTTTCCAGCCACACTTTTTTGCATCCTGAACAAGAAGCCGAATTGTGGCCGCTACACCAGACTGAGTGTCATCCGCATTTTCGCCCGGACCGTCGTTATCATCTGACCAGCAACGATCCCCACCGTAAGGGGATCGCCCCTCGCCGCGTTTCTCACAGCGCATCTCAATGAAGAAGCTCATCTATTCCCCCTCAACCGGTATACGGAGAGACAACAACAAATCACCAAAACCCGTGATGCAACTAATTCTCCCAGAACGCTGTAGCGCCCCAATACTCTCCAGCCGCGTTAATTGCTCTTTATCTAAATCGTGACCGCCAGACTCTGGATCGTCGCAGCATTCAGCAAAACGATTGAGAGCTTCAATGTCGTCGTCGGTAACAAACGCTCGAATAGCATTAGTCACGTTGTGCGCCCGATCTGCTGCTAACTGCTGCTCAAGTTCAGTTATTCGACTCTGATATTGAGCGCCAACTCGCACATGTTCAGCATTCAGCTTTGCCTGATGCTCCTCACGCCAGCGTGATAACTCTGGCAACTGCTGCTCAAGAGCTGCGATGTGGTCGATTAGACGCTTAACGTTGGCTGGTGACACGGCACGAAAGTATTTTTCTGCTAACCCGAATTCATCACCTATTCCGTAGAATGAAACGCCCAGAGCTACATGGTCGATATTGCAATAATCAGTGTGGTGAACCCCGCCGTCACCCTCGCACACTGGACACACAATATATCCGTCATCATCAATATCTACTGATTCAGCGGTATCTAGATTTAATGCGGTAGATGATTCCGCGGCCGATTTTATTTCCGCAATCACTTCACTAATCGGTTTGTTGGTCATGCTGCACGATCCTGCTTTGGCATCAGAGCATCACGTACGCTCTGGCGGTAGTAGTGGTGGAATGCGAAGGTAAGCCCTAGCTTTGTTGGCCGCTCCTGCTTTCCAAGTAGCTTTAGGCGAGTGCAAATGGTTGTTGCCGTCCAACCAGAGTGATAACCGGCTGCGCGCTTCATAACGGTTTCGGCAAGGATGGTGCGGAAGCCATCGCGCCCGAAATTAGTGTTTTCGAATGCGGCGTTGATCACCTCATCGGTCAGGTGTGCATCGATAGCGTTACTCATACCTTCCCCTCCCGCAATTGTTGGGCGAATGCTTTGATAGTCTGATATTCGTAATCAACACTAATATCGTCATTTGCTAATAGATTTTCGGCGCACTCATCAACCGCCTTTGCCCCTATCTCACGCAATGCGGCGTCTGTGGAGGGGGTTTTTGTTTCTCTAGTCATCCATACAATATCGTCTGTTTCGCATGGATTTTCGTGTCCGCACGCAGGGCAAACAGAGTAGCCTGCGGCATGAGCCTCCACATTAGATTTCAACGCCGCATTCTCAGCAACCAACTTATCCCGCTGCCGTTCGAGTTCTGCGACTTTGCTTTTTAAATCATCGATAGCCTGCAAAATGATTTCGTTATCAGGACGACACCCCAATTCATCAGCGAATTCCCGCATGACCTTTGCGGCTGTTTCATTCAAGAATTCCAACTCTGAATATGATTTATCTGACATAATTATTCCTCTACCTCTTTTCATAATCTTCACGACAATATTTATCGCAATAATTCCCCGCGCCAATCGTTTCGTCGCAGTTACGGCATTTACCTGTAAATACTGGCGGAGGAGGGCGGTTAGCTAATGCGTGTTGAATATTTAAATCAGTGAGGTCATTTGCTGCATCGATAATGTCAGTCATTTACTACCTCCAGTTTTGATTGCCATTTTTCACAAAACTCAGCGCGTAATACGCACCAGAATTTATTTCTGATTCCCGCATGGCGTGCCGCTGTAAGCCACATCACTCTTGCTTGCGGGAAATTACGTGCGCGTTCATACTCAGCAGCATGGCGTACCGCTGTCTTATATGCGTTATTCATGATTAGTCACCAGTCCAGTTTTCTCGCCCATGTCCTCGATACCATGAATATGGGTCGGCTGGGGTTGTATCGATATTTTCCCTCTTAGGAATTAAGTTTATTCTTTCTTGCTGCAATTTCGCTAGTTCCATTGCGGCAATATTTCTATCTATCGCGTCATCGATGGTTTTTTCTCTGTCGATGATTTGTGGGTGCGGAATTCCCTTTTCGGCTAAATCAATTGCCGCGATAGCTCCTTTGACCACGGCTTGATATTTCAGATATCTTTTCCTGTCTCTTTCTGATATCTGGCTTAATTTAATTTTCTCCATTTCTTTATAATAATCGTATGCCATATAGACACCTTAATTTATGCAGCACAAATCCTTCCGTATTGGATATAGCGCTGCGGTGATGTTTGGATTAAATCAGAATGGTGGCTCGTCGTCGAAATCCATCGGAGGCTCATTATTTTGCGCTGGTGGTTGCTGTTGTCGCCCATTGCCCTTTGGTTGTTGCTGCCCGCCATCCTGCTTGCCACCAAGCATCTGCATGATGCCACCGACATTAACGACCACTTCAGTGGTGTAACGCTCTACGCCAGCCTGATCGGCCCATTTACGGGTTTGCAGTGCGCCTTCGATGTAAACCTGAGAGCCTTTGCGCAGGTATTCGCCCGCGACTTCTGCCAGTTTGCCGAACAACACGACACGGTGCCATTCGGTCTTCTCTTTCTGCTCACCGGTTTGCTTGTCACGCCAGCTTTCCGACGTAGCCAGCGTGATGTTGGCAACTGCGCCGCCATTCGGCATATAGCGGACTTCCGGGTCTTGACCCAGATTTCCGACAAGAATCACTTTATTAACGCCTCTGCTTGCCATTCACTCCACCTCTTCCAGTTCTGATTTTCGAATGTCGTATACACCTTTCGCTTCTGACTGCTGTGGCGTTCCGCGCAAAGTGCGCCAGGCCTCTTCAAATGCAGCCTTTAGTTGATCAACATTATTTGCTGACGTTGCCGCCTCAGTGAAGTGCTTCAATGTCTCATCATGGGGGTTAATGCCAGAATCAAGCCATGCAAGTAGTTTCTCGCCAATCGACTCATCCAGAATCACAGGATCTGCATTAGAGAACAGTTTTGTACGATCTTTACTGGCGATCGCATGATGGGTTTCATGTGAGATATCTAGCACGGTAGTAAATTCGTATTCCACGCCGTCACGCTGCTCTGACTTCATACCAAGTTTGGCTACTTTCTTACGCCCATTTTCTTCAACCTGCGCCGTCTCTGTCTTGCTGCGCATGGTGGCGATGATGTGCATGCTGGATCGGAGAATTGCATCAAGAAATAACCGATGCCTTGGGTTCATCTCGCTCCATGCTGACCAGCTATTTCCGCGAAATTTTGCCTTTGCTATGGTATCAACAAGCTCAAGACAGCCGCCGACACCACCCCACTCGTGGGTAATGCTGTCGATAATCAGCGTGTCGTATCCTGCACTTTCCGCAGCCTGAATAGCCTCAATGAACCGCTCTGGAGAGAATGGTGGTTCAAGCTCTAAAACATCAAAATCAGCAACATCAGAGTAGAGTGACGCGCTTCCTTTTTCGGTATCAACTACCGCAACCTTTCCGCCAATTCCTTTAGCGACCAACAATGCGCTGTAGGTTTTCCCTGATCCACTTGGCCCAGTAAGTGCCAGCCGTAGCCTAGCTTTCTTTCTCATAGCCTTTTCAAATTTCATTATTTATTCCTCAGAATGGTTCTGCGCCGTTCGGCAAGAAATATTGAATACATGTACGTTCCAGAGCCGCCTTTCGTAGAAACTCAGCCCCCTCACGCCTCCAGCCATTTACTCTGCATTCTCTAGCCATCGATACATATAAGCGATGCCATGAAATACTGGCATTACGTGATTGCGGATAGCGAGGTGAAACATAATTACTCACGGCTGAATCCTCCGATTTAAAAACTCGATAATTATCTGAATAACTGTTTTCCGAGGTGGTGGCGTAAAACTCGCGCTGGTTAATATATTTTTAGCGCTAAACTCAATTGATTTAATTGCGTCGAATTTAGGACTGCCAGCAACGGGCAGCCCTGCAAATGCTAATCGTTGCATGGCGTATTCCTGATTGATTAATTAGTAGGTAATGCGGGTGTGGGGGATGCCGCTTAAAGTGATTCGATTAACTGATCAACGTATGAGATGTCAGAGTCGTATTTATTCTTTGCTTTATCGTAAGAGTCGCTAGCTTGTTCTAAATATTTAGCACTGCTCTCTGTAAGCTTGGTGCGAATTTTCTCCATTTCATCTTTGGAAAACTCAATACCCAATGACTTGCATTGCTTTAAGTCTTGGATATCTAATCCGCTCCCATGAAGTTGCGCAACTGCCAAGGATTTAATGTAATCAGAGGCATCTTTATGACTTTTGAAGAAATTCACCGTTGAATAACCTCCACTGCCATCTCTATATTCATTCAACTTGTAGGCTAGGTTGCCGTCAGAATTCCCTAGAACCGAAATTAATCGGACACCTTCATAATCTCTGCGCCCGCAGTAGTGGTCTATTTGTGATACCGCTTCCTGAAATCCCTTGATGTCAGGAATGCGATAACTATCCTCAACAACAAAGTTGTATTGCCCAGTAAGTACATTGGTTAGATGTTCGAAATCCTGCTCGTTGATGTTGTCTGCCAGCGCTTTAACCTGCTTGAACATATCTTTCCAGAACGCCAGTTTGTTTCTGGCATCAGATATTTCACGGTTCAGAGATGCAAGGTTATGCTTGGCTTTCTCCAAATCTGCCTCTTCCCGTTTTTTCTGGCGTGACAGGTAGGTTTCTACTGGGGCATCGTGCAGGCTCTTAACAACAAACCGCTCTCCGCTGGGTATTTCATCACCTTGCGGTGTAACAAAAATCTCCTGAACGATAGTTTCCTGATTGTTCAACTGCCCGATTACTGCAACTTTTCTGCCGTCTGATAAAAATTTAACATCACTCATCTTCACTTACTCCCAACTAGGCGTATAAACACCGCCATGTGAAATAAATCATCTTTGGTTAGATACATGGTGTTCTCTGGTGTTGGCGGGGTTAAATATCAGCTAACTGGTAATCACAAATCATATCGCAATTGCTTTTATCTTCTTCATCCTTGGGACGTAACCCAACCTGAATGGTTTCTTGTTTTACTTCACCCCAGCAAACTTGTGATACCTCGTCAGGCCATCCATCAGCAGCATCACCCCGATAATAATCAATCGCGTCTGTAGCGGCGTTTTTTGCTTCATCTTCTGTCTTGTAAGTTTCAAACCCAGTATCAGGGTCATAACAAAAATATTTATATTCCACACCTCACCCCTTACGCATCTTCTGATGCGATGATGTAATAAAAAAGCCGCTCTAGGCGGCTTGTTCTAACTTAATTCTGCATTCACGCTGACTATCTCTATTCTTCCAAGCCAGCTCCACATAACAACGACGAAGCGATTTATCACCTCGATTACGAATCGCACCATTGCGATACTCGTTTTTTGCCTCACGGAATTTTTCCATCCAATATTGATAAAATGGCATAACTACCTCGCTGTCACATTTTCAGATTTACGATGCCCTGCGCTGTATAGCGCCACTTGAGGCAGGCAGGCAGATCCGCTTACTTCATGCTGCTTACCGCCGCGTAGCTGAATCACTAACTGCGCCAGTACATCAGCCGTTCCGACTTTCTTGCATGCTGTGAGCCTGTCCCAAGCTGCGCTAATTTTCGTTGCTAACTCTCTGTCTGCGTCTTTCTGTGCGAAGAACGCGCCAGTTTTTAGATACTTTCTGCGCTTGGCGTTATCTTTAGCTGGCTTAACGATGATTGTTGTCATTGCTGCGTTCCTCGTTCAGTAAATCCATACGCACGTTTCAGATGATTCATTGCCAGCCACCATCTTGTTTTGCAGTGCTGGGCAACAGCTTGTTTTGCCACTTCCTTGGCATCCTGAAATTTCTCTTTATCTATTTTCATGATTACCTCCGGTAAGTGCTTTGGTGGAGTGGTGGGCTGGGCCGAGAATCCAGCCATCGGTAGCGAGAATCGAACCCGCCTATGCCGCTGTTAACGGTGACTTCACCAGATCGTCTTTACCGTCACGCTTGCTACACCGGGCCTAGGAACCCCGTCACACTTGCGCTTATCGTATCGACCTACGAATTCACCACTCCCCAAAGCATTCACTTTGGTTTGCCACACTCTCGCAGTGGCCTCGCTCATGCCCTTGAGGTGCTGTCGCATCATCGCCGCTGATAACCAGTGCGCGTCTGGCGTTCGCGCTGCTTTACCGGAGCTTTTTTTAATCTAAAAAACCTTAACCCGTCACTACACAGGCTCGCTCGATGGCGACTCAGGGCAGCATCATGACTGCTGCATAGCCTTTCGGCTGCGGCCTAACCGCGTTAGTGCACCATTTCGGCACCTCCTGTTGTTAGTTTCCGTCTTCCAGACATTCCGGAAGAATTCCCATCGATGTTAAAGAGCGGAGCACTTGGCGGTGGGCTGCGTCGTGCTGTGAGGTAAATTTAAGACTTCTTAAGTCATGGTGCAAGTATTATTTTGAAGAAAACTTAAAATATTTTCTAAGTTATTAAGATGACTTGAAATTTAGGCAATAAAAAACCCAGCTATTAGGCTGGGTGGTGGGCAGGATTGGGTTAGGGTTAGCGTTTTCTTCTGTACCTGCGGTGCTCGATCATAGTGCCAATGATTCTAATCGCGGTTTCATCGGACCGCATGGTTGGGTAGTCGTCATTCAGCGGGCTTAGCTCGAAAACGTCTGTCCCATTGATAACGCCACGCGGCCTGTATTTTTTGAATACGACTTCATCATCTCCATTCCTGGCTACAACGAAGTCACCAGGAATAGGGGATACATCAGGATCAATAATAACCGTATCACCCTCGGAAAAATCAGGTTGCATTGAGTTGCCCTTTATAACCAGAGCGAAAGCAGATGCCGATAAATCAAGATTGGTCTGCAAAAAGTCAATACCTCCATCTACAGAACGGATGGTACATTCAGCAGTCCATGCTCCGGCTTGAACATAACTAATGACGGGCACAAGGCGAGAGTCAATAGCCGCAAGCTCTACGTTTGATACGGAATCCTCTCCGTACAATATAAATTCAGGAGAGCATTGTAGCTCTCTAGACAACGATATGAGGCTATCTCCGTTTGGACTGGTCTTGTTGTCCTCCCATTGAGATATAGCGCTACCAGACAGCCCTATGCGGCTGCCTAACGATGCCTGTGTTAGTCGCAGATCTTTGCGGCGTCTGCGTATGCGTTGACCGATACTTTCACTCTTCATCATTAAGTAATCTTAAAACCATTTGACTTAAGTTTCCTGCTAGCTGATAATTTAAGAACTCTTAATAAAAAGGAATGTGGACATGCGAAAGCAAGATGTCATTGCCCACTTCGGAAGTGGCAGAGCAGTTGCCAAAGCCTTGGGCATCAGTGATTCAGCCGTATCCCAGTGGAAAGAGTTGATCCCTGAAAAAGACGCCTACCGACTAGAGCTAGTGACAGGTGGTCAACTCAAGCACGAACCGAATTCATACAGACCAGCAGCATAGCTTTATCGCTCTTTAAACCCGCTGACTCCGCTCCGGAAAGTCTGGAGCACCACAAAGTGGCACCCCACGGGATGCCTATGCATTTAAAACAGGAAAATTATTACTGATGGAACGCGCAAAAACACGCAAAGACGTTCTGAAAATTGAGAGCACTTTACTGAACAAAATTGCTGTGAAAGGGGTAAGCGCTATTGCTGAGGCTGTGGGCGTAAATCCCTCTCAAATTACACGGTGGAAAGAAACGCTGATACCGCGCATGTCGCTATTGCTGGCGGTATTGGAGTGGGGAGTTAACGACGACGAGCTGGCGCATCTGGCTAAGCAGGTGGCGCGACTCTTAACCGAACAATCACACGAGGCCGGAGGTTTTCAGGCTTAAGGGGATTTCATGAACCACATGGAGTTCATTGAAAAAAACGTCAGAGACACATTGTTGCGTGACGGATACACGCCATCTCTGGCGAACATCGGAGCGATGAAAGCGGTTGAATTTTACCGCCGCTCGTCACAGGCCAGCAAGAAGGGCCGGATATTCGATGACTGCCTACGGGAAGGAAAGTTATGGGCAGACAAAAACAAGACGGTGGCAGATGCGCCAAAGAAGCCAAGAGGGAAGCCGAGAAATGGTGTTCTCTTCTGAAAATAAAAACGCCCTTGCAGCGGTAACTGTTCGGGCGTCAATGCAAATTAACTGGATCAATTCACAGGAGTAATTATACATGAATACTGCTGAGGTAATCAAATTCCCCGGCCCCGAGCCGGGACAACAGGAGCAACGCGTGGCTGACACAGACGATGGTTACACCCGTCTGGCAAACGAGCTACTGGAAGAGCTTATAGGGGCTAACCTGACTCGAAATCAGGCCAAGGTTGCCTTTGCTGTTTGCCGGAAAACGTATGGCTTCAACAAGAAAACGGATCGGATTGCTGACAGTCAATTAAGCGCCTTAACCCGGCTGCCACGGCAGAAGGTAAACAAGGCAAAGAACGAGCTTATTGCTATGAAAGTCTTGATAAAAGACGGTCTGGCAATAGGCCCAAACAAGAACCTTTCTGAGTGGTCAATTTCAGAGTGTCACCAAGATAGTGTCACTGTCACCAAAACAGTGACAAAAAGTGTCACCAAAACCGTGACAGCGATGTCACCAAAACAGGGACACACAAAAGACACTATTACAAAAGACAATAAAGACAGTATTACCCCTATAGTCCCCGTTGGGGACGTGTGTGAAAAACCACCTGAGCAGGACGCAGAAGAACCACCAGAGCAATCAGCCTCACAATCCATCAAGGAGGTGTTCAGCCATTGGCAAGCACAACACAACCACCCTACATCGAAACTCGACCCTAAACGCCGCAAGCGCATCAACGCCCGTCTCGAAGAGGGCTTTAGCGTTGCCGAACTCTGCAAAGCCATTTCTGGTGCCAAGTACGACGCATGGTTGATGGGGAAAAATCCGTCGAACAGGCGCTATGACGGCATCGAGACAATCCTGCGTGACGCCGCACAGGTCGAGAAACTGCGCGACCTTGACGACAACGAACACGCCAAGGCTATTGCTACTGGCAAGTACTCGGCAACCACTGCACGAAACCTCGACACCCTCCAGCGATGGGCCGGAGGGGGAGACAACGGAGCACCATTCTGATGAACGATACTGAAAAGCCTAAGTTCGCTCAGTCGATGGCAGCGATTGGCGAGATATACGGGAAAGACATTTCCGAGGTGATGATCGGGATTTACTGGAACGCCCTCAAACCGTATCCGACCGAGGACGTGCAGCGAGCATTTCAGGGGCATACCCGCGACACTGACAACGGTCAGTTCTTCCCGAAGCCTGCGGACCTTCTACGCCACATCGAGGGCAACAAAGACGGCAGGGCATTACAGGCATGGAGCAAGGCATACAAAGCCATTTGCAGCTATGGACGCCGGAATAGCGTGGTGTTCGATGACCCCGCCATTCACGCCGTGATATCTGAAATGGGTGGCTGGATTGAATTTGCTGGCGTTACCGAAGAGGAATTGCCGTTCCGTTCGCGTGAGTTTGAGAAGCGGTATCGAGCGATGCTGATCACCGGTGTCCAGAAGTGCGAAGCCATCCTGATCGGCATGGACGACGCGCAGAATATCCGCTCTGGATTTCAGGAATCACCAAAGCCGTTTTTGCTGGGCGATGTGACCAGGGCTAAGCAGATCCGCAATGGGATGTTCCTCATCGAAAGCAAAGGCGCGGCATAGTCCGGTCAAATCAGGGGGAGTAGAACAGTGAAAGTAAAAAGCGTTGAGCAAAAATGCACTGGCTGCGATGGTCATGGATTAGTCGGTGGATTACTGCCAAATGGCGGCGGTTATGACGTGGACGAATGCCCGTATTGCCACGGAAGCGGGATGGAGATTGAGGTAAAACCACAGGTACTACCGGAGGGATTAGCTAATGAGTGAGTGGAATGAAAAATTTGAAAAATGGGTCGCTGATGAAATGGGTCAAACCATCGAGTACATAAAATCAAAGCGGAAGAAAAACATTCTTGGAGCGCTGGGATACAGTCACGAAGAGATAAACACTCGCTATAGAGCCTATCGAGCAGATATGCGGAGTTTTTAACCATGCTAACCATCTACATCACAGAGCTAATAAGCCCGCTGATAATCGCTGCGGGCTTTTTTATGGGAGTTAGGAAATGAAAATTAAATGTTGGGCAGCAAAAGGCAGTGAATTCAAAGTCGGTCAGGAATATGTGGCATCAAAAAAGACATACGCTCCTGGTTACAACGTCAGGGCTATTGATTCTGACAACCCTTTTTTCGGATTCCATATGAGCAACGATCTGGTAGTCAGTACTCGTGACGGACGATATCAATTCCAGCAGGTTGAGGATTAAACGATGCTCACAGAGCAGAGTAACGCAGCGGTAATTAGGTTTATGCCGAAACATTCTGGCAGAGACATTGCAGGATTTCGTGTTGACCCGGCCGTGGGCCCATCATGGCTTACTTTCAGGTGCGAAGAGGACTTGAGAGCTAATGACTTGATTGGCGAACAGGACGCGGTAATACCCCTATCAGTAATCGCATCTGAAGTGCCAAAGCGAGGTGAGGTATTGGTCACGGTTTCAGGATTAACTGGAAGTGGCAAAAGTGCCGTGGCAGGTGAAATTGAAATTGCCATGAAAGCTATTGGATTACCAGTTACATGGATTAACGGCGATGAAGAGAAGCGCATGACTGGCGCTGACTGGCTCACAGCTATCGAAATGTACCGACCGACAATTGTTATCGTTGAATGCAATGTTCCGCGCGCAGCCGGTATAACTGTGAGGGATGAGTGATATGGCAATCATCAAGTGGTTTTTGTGGCGAAGATGGCTATTCATCCGATGGATAAGGCCATTTAAAGGCGAGCCGGTATACGGAAATTACCTGAAGGTTAACTTTGCATCTTGCCGCACTTATCCCGTTATCTTCCGCGACATGGAGCGAATTCTCAGGAGGAACCGTGAAGCAAACATATCTGCTTCTCAACGAAGCAATCAGAAATAACGCAATAGACACCATCCTTTCACTACCAATCGACGACAAGTCACCGCACGAAATCCACGTTAAAGAACCCAAGCGAAGCAAAGCACAAAACGACCGTATGTGGCCTATGTTGCAGGACGTTTCGCGGCAAGTACTTTGGCATGGTCAGCGGTATGACGAAAGCGACTGGAAAGACATTTTTACCGCGCTATGGCTAAAAACGAAGCGGCAAGAGCAACGCAGTGCGCCGGGCATTGACGGCGGCGTTGTGCTGTTCGGCGTTCGCACTAGCAAGATGCGTAAGGTCAATATGACCGAGCTGATAGAAATCATGTTCTGGTTTGGTTCGGAGCGAAATGTCAGGTGGAGCGATGATTCTCGACGCGAATATGAACTATCTCAACGAGCAGGAGATACGAACCGTGAGCACACGAAAAATAATCAGTGACTATTTTCAAAATCACAACAGAGCGACATTCACACAGCTACGATTGCATTGCGACAGTGTCGGCTGGGAGGGTAGGAACGTCGCATTTGCAATTAACGACATGATTAAACGAGGTGAGCTGTCTCGGACTGGAAATAAGGGTTCGTATCAGTACCTGCCAGCGGGCGACTTGAAAGAATCAATCAGGCCGGGCCGTCCGGTATCGACTAAGCTGCGCATCCCGATGAACTCCATTCATCGATTCGATCAGCTACTGCGGGGCGTGCGGGGATGAAAAAATTCAAACTCATCTACGCCGATCCGCCGTGGGAATACGGCAACACTGTTTCAAATGGGGCGGCAGAAAATCATTACCCAACAATGAAGTTGGAAGATATCAAGCGCCTCCCTGTTTGGTCGCTGGCAGATGATGATGCGGTGCTGGCGATGTGGTACACCGGAAATCATGTATTGGAAGCGACCGAAGTCGCCGAATCATGGGGATTCAGAGTCAGGCAGCACTTCTTGTTTACGTGGGTGAAATGGACGGAAATGGCAGAGCGCACGGTAAACGCCGCGCTGGGTAATCAGGAGTTAACAGACTTTTATGATTTTCTCGACCTCGCCAACAAGATTACACGCATGAATGGCGGTAATTACAGCCGGCAAAATCAGGAGTCGGTTCTTGTTGCTGTCCGTGGCCGTGGTGTAGAGCGGATCAATGCTTCTGTGAAACAGGTCATCTACTCACCACTTGATGAGCACTCATCGAAACCCGGAGAGGCGAGGTTCAGGCTGGAACAGCTTTATGGTGAAGTTCCGCGCATTGAGTTATTCGCACGTGATTCTGCACCTGGCTGGGATGTTTGGGGCAACGACTGCGAAAGCACGGTTGAACTACTGCCGCCAATGGTGACTAGAGTCAGGCGAGGTGGTCATGAGCAGGCAGCTTAGCCCGACACAAAAAGCGCTCGACAATCTGATATTCCAGCCAACCCGCCGCAGTAGAAACAAAACCCAACCAATTCCGCCAGCAAGCCAGGTGACGACATATGACCACGGTTATGTGTTGCGTCGCGCCATGTGGGATAGAACTAGAACCAGGAGGATGTCGTGACAGTAAAAACGATGCTGGGAAGTGGCGATTTAGCCTGTTGCCAGTCAGGGCAATAATCAGCGTTATAGCCGTTTTGGAATTTGGAGCGCAGAAATACGCGGTAGACAACTGGAAGGCCGTGCCAGATGCGCGCCAGCGATATTTTGACGTGAGCATTCGTCACATAACAGCGTGGTGGCAGGGCGAGCGGATTGATAGCGAAAGCGGGCTACCGCATTTGGCTCATGCCGTTTGCTGCCTGCTGTTCCTGATGTGGTTCGATGAGGAGGATAAATGCTAACGCCAGATGAGGTATTTGAGTATCAAAAATCCTGCAATCAGCGTTCGTGCGTAGTCGGCTACGAGGGTCAATCACTATGTGCTAATTGCAATGCTGATTTGATTGATGACGATACGCATGTTTGTGCTGAGTGCGCCGAGGAATTACTGAAACAGGAGAAAGAAGATGGCTGAATTAAGAGCGGACGGATTGGCGATGGTTCTGCCATCGAGCGGACTAACATCACAGATACACAACGACTGGGTAGGGACTATTGTTCGGCTGGTTAGGTTTATTCCCGCTGGGCAGGGAGTTAGTGATTGTATTGAGTTAAACGGCGGCAGGCCATTCTGTCACAGGGTAGACACATGGCTGATAACGGATGGTGAAATAAACGGAACCACTCAACCCAAATACCTGATGCCAATAGACGGCGACGACTTCACTCACGAAGACGAGAGAGAAAAGGAGCTTGTGAATGGCTGAACGGCAAAAGCCGAAGCCTAAGACCTGTCCGATATGCCAATCTGATTTTATCCCCACTCGTACCACTCAAAAAGTCTGTTACTCCATAAAATGTGCAATGACCTACGCAGAGCAGCAAAAGAAGCTAAAGGCTGAGCGCGAAGTGTGGAAACAGGCAAAGTCACAGCGTCAGGAACTAAAACGCCGCAAGGAATCCCTCAAGACGAAATCTGACTGGAACAAAGAGGCTCAGGCCGCTGTGAACCGGTTCATATTTTGGCGTGATTACGGGCGTCCCTGTATTGCGTGTGGCAAACCGCTGAATTACGGCGTTCGGGGTGGGGCAGTAGATGCAAGTCATTATCGGTCAAGGGGTTCGGCGCCTTGGTTAAGGTTCAATATTTTCAATAATCATGCGGGTTGCGTTCATTGCAACCGCGACCTATCAGGGAACCTGATTCCCTATCGAATAAACCTCATCGAAAAAATCGGACTTCATCGCGTTGAGCGACTGGAGCATGACAACACACCACGCAAATTCGACATCGAGTACCTGAAGCGAATGAAAGCCATATTCACCCGTCGCGCTCGGCATTACGAGAAATTGCGCAAAAGTCGGATGGAGGCAGCATGAAATTAATTCTCTACATCCTCACTCTCTTCACCCCAATAACCCCACATCCAGCACCTACACACATTCAGTCGTGGGACGCAGATCCTACGCGGAGGAAAGCTAATTGAATGTAGAGTCGATACCGAAATATTTCTCCCCGAAATCACCCAAACTTTCCGACGAATCCCCAGCAACAGCAAGTGACTCACTATCGATAACCGATGTGATGGCGTCGATTGGTATGGCGCAGGCGGCTGGGGGCATTGGCTTTGATTTGTTCTTAGCAAAGATTGGTGTCAGCAGCCCGGATAAAGCGATTGAGGGATTGATAGGCATTACACGAAGTCTGACAGGACGATGCAAGCCTATCTCTGAGCTCGATGAAGATACTAAATCGAAACTACTGCAATTGCTCGCAACGTTTGCGTATCAGGACTACGCGCGAAGTGCTGCCAGCGTTAAGCCATGCCCAGACTGTACAGATGGGTTTATTGACGCTGAGGTATTCACGACAAAATCAGTGTTTGGCGCTCACCCTGGTGCGGTAGTCGAAATTAAGCGATTGGATGACCGACTTGATAGCAACATTAGCGTTCGCAAGCGGGAGATAGCGCGGGTGCAATGCCCAACCTGCCTAGGCCGGAGTGTGGTCAGCAGTTCATGCCGCTGCAAAGGGAGAGGTAAAGTTCTGGACGAAGAAGCGACGAAAGCGAATGGAGGCTTGCCGATCCACAAAGAGTGCCCGAAATGCAAAGGGAACGGATACCGCAAAATGCATTCTGAGAACGTCAGGCGTGCCGTGTGTTTGCAGGTGATGGATATACCGGAAACGTCATGGCGTCGTCACTACAAGCCGTTTTACGAGGCCATCGTGGGGGAGTGTTTTAAGGAGGAATCAAAGGCATCTGCCGCACTGCATAAAATTACACGATAGGTGCATGATTTCCACGGATGGCGTCATTTTTAAAACCAACTATTGACAGTTTGGCGAAATTAGCCCATTATGATTCTAACAATGGGTAAATTGCATCTTGTTGGTGGTGAGATAGACGAGGCGGCGCTCACCATTGAACCGTCTAGTTCGTCACTTCGTCGAAAGACTGGTACTCGAACCGCGCAGGCTGAGAGGTCTGCCCACACATTCAAGCCCTAGCCTAACCGCTGGGGCTTTTCTATTTCAGGCTGCGTTATTGCGCGGACTTTTTCTTTATCGCCGCTTCTGCTTTCTCATCGCACGACCCGATTAGTTTGCGCAGATTGTTCGGAACGGTAAGACTTTGTTTGTTGAGATAAATCCATAATTCGTAACACGCTTGAAATGTCGGGTATCTGTCAGCGACATAGAGATATTTGTCGATAACGTTCTCACTGACGCTGTGCAGAACTTTTAATTCAGCGGGTGCGATGTAGGAAATGGCTACAGCGTCGATGTACGCCTCTTTTCGCCTCTGTCGCTCATCTTTCATTTATTTTCCGCCTCATCCTTAGTGATCAGCGGTATTTCTCGACGCACTGAGCACAACTTGTTGTCAATTACGATCCATTCAGCATTGAGCCAGTCCTGCACTTTTTGCGGCCTAACTCCCATGTGCCTAGCGAAGGCGGCTTGATTGCCGCCAAAGTTTTTCTTGATGTATTCAGTTAAATCCATAGCGTTAACTCAACAGGGCTTCTGCGCCAAATAACTCAATGCCGCGAACGAATAGAGGGCGAGATTGTTTTTCGCAAAACGAATCATATTCCTCTTTTGTCATCCTTACTTCTGGCGATGATTTCCAGCGAGATCCATTTGTTTCCAGGTGGATAATGATTTCACCGTCTTTTTCGTAGGCGGAGGCATTGACATTGTGCCCAATCAGTTTCCCGTTAAACGTTGCGCTAGTTGATGCGTTACCCACGATTTCCAAGAATTTCTTGCTCATTTTGTATCTCCGGTAGTTAGTGGCTATCTCGTTTCGATGAAATAAATATAACCGATTATCGGTTATCTAACAAGTTTTATTTTCACCTTTTTTAATCACACACAGCGCCGATCCCCACGAGGGAGGTATGGACATGTATATGCCGTGGAAAAACGAACCCAGCGTTATTTCCGTCTACATTGCGTTGGGAATGACGCTGCTGGGAACGGTAGCCAGTTACGCGTACCGCGTGCTGAGCGGTGACCGATTCAGTTGGCGAGCGCTTTGTCTACAAATAATCGTATCAATGTTTGCCGGACTACTGATGGCTCTGATTGCAAATTACTACGGGTGGCCCGTTGAGCTAACCGGTAGTTGTTGCGGCCTGGCTGGGTGGGCGGGGCAGGCATTTATCAAAGCCCTTGAGAATCGATTCCTCAGTAAAGTATCTGGCGAAAACGCCCAGGAATAAAAATGTCATTCAAATTTTCCCAACGTAGTGAAAACAACCTGATTGGGGTTAACCCTAATCTGATTAATGTGGTACGACGCGCGTTGGAGATAACGAACGTTGATTTTACCGTTATAGAAGGTTTGCGAACGTTAGAGCGTCAGAAATCCCTGTACGCGCAAGGACGAACTATGCCCGGCAATGTCGTGACGTGGACGATGAAGTCGAAACACATTGATGGCCTAGCTGTCGATCTCCTGCCTGTGGTGGGCGGGTGGGATGGCGATTTTCTATCTATCAGCCGCGCAATGCTTAACTCGGCGAGCGATCTGGGTGTCAATATTCGCTGGGGCGCTGACTGGAACCAGAACGGCAGGCCGTACGAAAAGGGGGAATTCGATTCTCCCCATTTTGAAATTGCGTAGACAATATAGGAAAACCGGATATGCCGAATATTCAGGCCATAAAAAGCGCCATTCCTCTGCTGTTTGCGTTTCTCATTATCGCCTTCATTACAAAACTGGGTTACGACAACATCCAACTCGAAAGCGATAACGCAACACTGCGCGGCGATGTGCTGCAACTAAACAAAAAGAACGATGGCCTCGCTGAGTCGATAAAGACTTTGGCGGAGCAGGCTATCGCCCAGAACGATATTGTAAAGGCTGAATCAAAGCGTCGCGCTGCGGCAGAGATGAAGCAGCAGAGGCTTCAAGATGAAGTTAAGCAAGCTCTACGCGAAAGCCAGCCTAGTGTTGTGGCTCTCCCTTACCCTGTTCTTGAGCGGTTGCGCGAAAAGTCAGATTCAGTACGAAACGGTAAAAGTGAAGTCGCTTCCGATACCAGCGAGCCTGCTAAGTGA